GTTTGTTTTTAATTTTAGTTTGAATGTCATAAATAATTTTTTTAATTTTATCCATTATAATAGACCCCCTAATAATCCACCAAGTCCACCTATTATTGCACCTCTGCCACCAAACTCTCCACCTACTAATGCACCACCAAGTGCAGTTGTAAATGGATTAGCTCTTGTATTAACTTGACCTGCTGTTGTTGGAAAACCAGATGCAATAGGTGATACTAAACCTGCATACTGTTGTAATGCTTGTGATGGAGCTAATTGTTGTTGTCTTTGTATAGCTTCTAATTGTTGTCCTGTTTGGTAATGCAGCTTGAGCAACTTGAGCTAATGCTGTTTGTTGTGCCATAGGACTTGTTGGAGTTCTACCTGCACCACTAAATTGTGATTGAACTCCTGTAGTAATATCTTGTGCTGTTCTTTGTATTAATGGAGAGAGAAAAGGATTTAAATATTGTCCACCAAGAGTTGCAGCTAATTGTTGATTAGCAGCTCCTGCCATAGCTTCTTGTTGTGCAAGACCTGTTAATGTTTGTTGTGTTGGAGGAACATAACCTGCAGCACCTACACCTTGTCCATATAAATTTGTAGCTTCAGAAAGTATTTGTCCTAATGCTGGTTCTGCTGCTGAATAAGGTTGTACTGATTGTGATGTTGTTTGTCCACCACCTGATGAACCGCCTCCTAAAAAACTCATGTATTCTCCTCTTGTTTAATTTGTTTTTCTAAAACAACATGGGTTCTTTTGTACCCATAATTATTATAAACTTTTTGCCAACCTGGTCTAGCAATTAATTCCATCATTTGACAACCTTCTGCTTTTGCAAATTCCTCAATATTATTTATAAGGTGTTGCCATTTGTGTCTTTGTCTGCCAGTTGCAATATAAATATGACAAACTTTACCAAGTTTTCTTTTTATTAACTCTGTTACCACTACACCAAAATATTTATCTACTGTTTTTTTTTGGTTTTTATCCCAGATTATCCATACTTGAAACTTATTATCTTTTGCAGTTTCAAAAACAAAATCTGAATCGGTAAGTTGACTTGAATATGCAAGAGCTTGTTTAATATCTTTATCTATTAAACCCCAAGTTTTATCAAGTTCTTGAGTTGGTATTCGTACTAATTCCATAAATACATTAAAAATACTATATTGTTAAGCACTTTTTTCGTCAAATATTTCTATATAGCTAACCATGCCTTCAATTTTATTTGATGTGGCAGCTTGTATTTTTAATATATCTCCAGATTCTAACACCAAAGGTGCAACAACACCATTATCTGTAGTATCTGCTGCTAAATCTTTATGATAAATTTTATAAGTAGCACTAGCTGAACTATCAGTTACAGATATTTCAACTTGTATTGCAGAGGCATCATCATTGTTAATTTGTATGCTTTTAACTATAGATGTTCTATCTGTTGGTACAGTATAAACTGATGTTAAGTTTGTTGTACTTAAATTAAAACCTGAATTTTTATATATATTAGCCATAGTATTTATAGTGTTAAGAAGGGGAGAGTTGTGATTGTGGTGGAAACTCCCCCCATCCTAACACTATTTTTTAAACCAAGATGGAAGTCCAAGATGGGGTCTTTTATCAAATAAATTGAACTTTGAACCTGGTGTTTTTTTATTATTATAATGAAGAAATACTTGACAACATTCTTTGCCTTTAAATTTATTTCTCCAGTGTTCTAATTCGCAACCTCTATATACCAACATATCACCAGGATTTAAAGAAACTTTTACACCTTTCATTTTTTCTTTTCCTGATGGTTCAAGATATATATCCCATTTATCTCCACCTAAATTCATAGTAGTTGATATTTCACAAGAAAATCTATCTTTATGTCTTTTTAATTCATCACCTTTTTTATATATTCTGGCATAAGTATATGATGGTTGAATTTTTAATCCTGTAGTTTTTTCCATAACTTGTTGACATTTTAATAATAAAGTTTCCATAGCAATGTCAGAGTAACAAGAATAAGTGTTAGGTATTTGATCATTAGAACCTTCATAATATCCAAGTATTATTTCATAAGGTGAAATGTATCTTGTTTTTAAACAAGTGTCATAAACTTGTTTTTTCATTAAAAAATAATTGTATAAAAAAGTTGCTAAATCTTTTGATATAGCTTCTTTAATTATTGCGTATTTATTTTTTTTAAACATCTTTAGCCATTTCTTTTGGTACAGCTTGTATGTTCCAATGTATAAATCTAAATGGTTCTTTACCATGATCCACTGCAAACTCATGCTCTAAAAATCCTGGAAATATAATTAATGTACCTGGTGTAGGTTTAAAATGTATTAATTCACTACCACCCCATACACCTCTTTGATTTGGTTTCATTTTTAATTTAGTTGATCTTGCACCTGTTCTTGGTTCATGAAATACTGGATAAGAAGTTTTATCACTACATTTTAAAAAATAAAATCCTGACACATGTTGATTCCAATGTATATGTGCAGAATGATGACCACCACCTTTTTTAGAAAATTCTTGAACCCACATTTCACTAAACATAGTTGTATATTGTTGCATATCAAAACCTTGATGATCTAAATATTCCCAAGATTTTTGCCCAATGTAATTCCTAAAATCTAAAAAATCATTATCTGCTGTCAATGGTGTAGAGTGATGTGATGTACCAAAATCTCCATTTTTTTTTATAAAGTCTTTGTTTCTTTTTTTTGCTTCAAGAACATATTTGTTACTAGCTTTATTTAATGATTTAATAAACTCTGGTTTTTGTTCAGACCATATTGTTGTGTTAAAATAATTATTTATATGCATATTATTTAAATGGTTTGCCTAGATTCCAAACAACTAGACTATACCTTACTCCTTGTGTTACTGGTTTTACTCTGTGCCATACAAAACTAGGAAATACAATAATAGATCCTTTTGGTAATATCTCTTTACATTGTACTTTATGTTTTGATTCATCTCTCATGTGTGGATCATAGTTTCTAAAATCAAATTCTAATTCACCACCTTTATATTCTGATCCATCTGTTAATTGACATGTCATAGATAGTTTTCTAATTTTACCATGATCTTCAGTGTTTGGTTTATCATAAGGTTTATCCCAACTATCACAATGCCAATCATAATATTGATTGAGTTTATATTTAGTAAATTGACAAGACTCTGATCTTTCCCAATCAAAATTCCAACCTGCATTTCTATTTGCTTCATGAACAAATGGATGTAATTCTTTGTATATCCAAGTATCATTTAACCATACTAAATCTGAATTTCTTTTTTTTTTTAAATCTAATACTTCTTGCTTATTTAGAGGTTTTTTATTTAAATCTCTATTTCTTCCATAACCACCAGTTATAGCCATAACTTCTTTTTGACTATTAGCATATTGTATTACTTCATCACAAAATCTAGGTGTTAATGCAGATTTGAAATACCAATAATGATTAGATATATTCATAAGTAATTGTTTGTACAAAATTTAAACTATCTTTTTGATTATTAGTTAAATAATACATACAAGTAGAAGGAAAAATAATAAACTGATTGTTAGTCAAAGGTATATCCCATGATCTTCCTTTTCTTCTATTATCTTCATAATGTATTTTAACCATACATTTATCTACTTTTGTTCCATATAAACAAGTATAATCAGGTGAGTTTCTTAAATCAACAGGATCTATGTTTAACAAAGGAGTAGAAATTTCATTAGGTTTATAAATGTTTCCCCATGTCTGTTTGTTAATTAAATTAATATTATGTTCTACATTTACATGATCTCTTATAAATGTATTTAACATATCCCAAGTTCTTGAAAATGGAAATTGTGAATCAGTTATTTGTGATTGTAAAGTATCTGTAGATAGTTTATCTCTGTCTATTTCAAAACCTTTTGGCATTGAAACATCACCATAAATTAAATGTATTTCTGATAAAACTTTTTTGTGTATTCCACCACTCATAAAAAATTATGTTTTTAAATCTGTCAAATCCCAAGTTTGATTATCTTCGTTCCAAACATAATTCCAAATATTTGTACCTGCTTCGTTTTGTGATTTTTTTTCATCACTTAAATCTGGTGCATCACCAATTGGTGATTTCCAAGAAGCAGTTGCGATATGTTTTACCCATGAAGGATAAGGTTTTTTAGACCAAAAGATTTGATTGTCTTCATCCCAAGTATAACCTATACCTGCATAGTTTCCTCTAAATGCTTTTGAGTTGTCGCCTGAATTATGTTGATTACCATGTGTATTGTATGAAGTTTGAATCCACATTTGAGCAGCCCAATTATTGTGTTGCTCTAAATATTGTTGACCTACTGCTTCATCTTCTACACCATCAGCATTTAACATATCTTTGTTATCAAGTGTTAATACTTGAATAACTTTTCCATTAGCTCCTAATTTTGCAAAATGTGCCATAATGTTTCTCCTTATATATTAATTTTAATTACCATTCAACTATTGAAATTTATATCTTATTATTACTATACCAGATCCACCTGCACCACCTGCAGCGGTAGCAGGAGCTGATGGACCTCTACCATTTCCTCCTCCTCCTCCACCAGTATTTGCAGTTCCTGCAGTTCCTGTTTGAGTTCCATCACTAGATGGACCACCCCCACCTGCACCACCATTTGTTGCTGGTTGAGGAAATTGACCTCCCCCACCTCCTCCACCTGCTCTTGCAGTTGGAGTTCCATTAATTGAACTTGTTGCACCTGCACCACCAGAACCTGCAGTTGCTGGAGGTCCAAAATCTGTACCAACAGCAGTAGCACCACCGCCACCACCACCAGCTCTTTTAGTTGGTCCTCCTGATCCTTCTCCACCAGCAAAACCTTGTGCAGGACTTACTGGAGGTGTATTACCTGCTCCTCCAGAAGTACCACTTCCACCACCTCCTGAACCACCTGCTACACCAGCAGCACCACTACAAAATTGAGTTCCACCTCTACCACCACCAGCAGAAGTTATTGTTGAAAAAATTGAATTTGATCCTGAAGTTGATAATCCTCCTCCAGGAGCTCCTGGACTTGCAGCACCACCAGCACCAACTGTTATTGGAAAACTTGTTGCTGTTATTGTAACTCTATTTGGTGAACTTGGATAACCATCTAATGGACTAGCTGTGTAAGGGGTTACAGGACTTTTAACTTCTCTATATCCACCTGCTCCGCCACCACCTTGCGATGGTCCAGGAGCACCTCCGCCTCCTCCAGCAACGACTATATATGAAACTATATTTTCTGATGCACAACTTGCTATGGAAGCAACTGTAAAAGTACCTGGACCTGTAAATGTATGAATTTTACAATTTCCTGAACAAGTTTCAGTTCCTCCTGATGCTTGTATAAAAGGATTTGTAACATCACTATTTGAACCATCAGCAAAAATTTGCCAACCTTCAGTTGCATCTACATAAATAAGACTAGCTCCTGCATTATTTTCATTAATAGTAAAGTCTGTAGCGTTTCCTCTAATATTAGAACCATTTCTAGCGATCGTAAGACTAGCTGTTGCAAAATTTCCGTCATAGTCTTTTACCGCAACAATATTTCCGGCGCTTGGAGA